TACGCCAAGGCGGTCGCGGCGAACTGGAAGCACGACCCTACGTTCTTCTCCTGCATCCACGAGATGGAAGCCGACGCCGATTGGAAAGACCCAGACGTGTGGCCTCAGGCGAATCCTTCGTGGGGCGTGACGATCAAGCCGGGAGACTTTGCCCAAGACGCAAAGGAAGCCGAGCAGTCGCCGACCAAGCTCAACTCTTTCCTCAGATACCGGCTCAACACTTGGACTTCTTCCGATGTTCGCTGGCTGTCTCCTGAGGTGTGGCAAAACGGATCAGTGCCGCTTCGGGACTTTGGCGACCGGCCTGTTTACGCTGGCCTTGACCTCGCCACGACCTATGACCTTTCGGCTCTAGTTCTTATCTGCCCCGACCCTGAGGACGGGAGCATTGACGTGCTGCCGTTCTTCTGGATTCCAGAGGCGAACGCCGCAGAGCGAACGACCCGCGACAAGGTGGACTACCTTGGGTGGATTCGCGACGGATATATCCGCGTGACGGATGGAAACGTCACGGATTACACCATTCTCCACCGCGACATTTTGCAAATCTGCGAGCAGTACAAGGTGCGGCAACTGGCAGTGGACTTGAAGTTCAACGGCCAGATGCTCGCCAATATGCTGCAAGGGGATGGGGTTGAGGTGAGAGGCTATCCACAGGGCGGCCGCGCCATGAGCGCGCCTGCCCGCACGCTGGAGAACCTTCTCGCCAACTCAAAGATCAGGCACAACGGTCATCCCGTGTTGTCGTGGTGCGCCGGGAATGTTGCCGTTCACGAGGACAGATTCGGAAACATTTACCCGAGCAAGGCAAAGTCAACGGAGCGGATCGACGGCATCGTGGCCTTGTGCCAAGGCATCGGGAGTTGGATCGGAAGCGAGCAGAAGCCGAACGAAACTCCCGAAATCTTTTTCATATGATCGCACCGAACCAGCAGCACCGAATCCTGTGGCTCCCGAACGAGGAGCGAATGTTCGATGATGACTCGCCGAGCCAATCATCGGCTGGCGTGCGGATCAACTCAAGCAACGCTCACCAAGTCGCGGCGGTGTTCTCTTGCTTGAGAGTAGTCGCAGAAACGGTCGCGGGCCTGCCGCTCCATGTGCTTGAGCGATCAGCGGGAGGCGGCAAGCGGATCGCCAAAGAACTCCCGCTCTACAAGCAACTCCACTCGCAGCCCAATGGCTGGCAGACGAGTTTTGAATGGCGCGAGCAGGCGGTGATGCACGTTGGCCTGTGGGGCAACGCTTTTAGCGAACTCAAGGCGGGGCAGATTGTTCCGCTCCACCCTAGCCGCATGAAGATCGAGCGGATTGAAAACGGGAACCTCCGCTACAAGTATCGGGAAGAAAAAGGCACCGAGACTCCTTACAACAACGATCAGATTCTCCAGATTCGCGGCCCGTCCGATGACGGCGTGAACGGCCTCTCGATTGTCGAGGAGTGCAAGGACGCTATCGCCCTGGCCCGCGCTTGCGAACTGCACGGGTCAAGGTTCTTCGCGGCTGGTGCTCGTCCCGGCTTCGTGCTCTCGACCGAAGGACAACTCAACGCCGAGGCCCGCGAAGCACTTCGCTCGCAGTGGGACAGGCGGCACGGCGGCGTTGGCAACTCTCACAACACGGCAGTCCTCACGGGCGGACTTAAGCCCTACGACATTCCGCAGGCGAGCAACACCGACAGCCAGTTCATCGAACTGCGCCGCTATCAGTTGGAGGAAATCGCGAGGCTGTTTCGCATTCCCGGTTCGCGACTCGGCCTTGCTCCCGACACTCCAGAAGCAGACATCGCGTTCGTCACGCACTGCATCATGCCGTGGCTGCGACGATTTGAGTCGGCGTTTACCCGCGACCTCATCGGCGACGATGACCGGTACATCGTTGAGTTTGACGTTCGCGGCTTGCTTCGCGGCGACGCTGCCAGCCGCTCGTCGTTCTATCGGGCGATGTGGGACATCGGCGTGGTCAGCACGAACGACATTCGAGCGACCGAGAACCTCGACCCGGTGGAAGGCGGCGACGTTCGCTACCGACCACTCAACATGGGAACGCTCGGAGAGAATCCGACCGCGACTGACGTGCTTGCACAGCAGCAGCCGGAGAGCGGGATCGACGGGCAGGCTGTTGAGGGCGGGCTTGACGCTGCGGCCTCAGATCAGCCAGCACAGCCCGAGGAGCCACAGGTCGCCGATGTGTCGCTTAACGGAGCACAGATCACGGGCCTTATCGCCATCATTGCTCAAGTCCCCGCTGGCCTGCTGACCAAGGAAGGAGCGGCGGCACTTATCGCTGCTTCGTTCCCAAGCATCACCGCCGATCAGGTCACGGCGATCCTTGCGGGGGTGTTGGCTGGCGATCCCGCAGGCAGCGTGCAGCCTCAGCAGGCCGCTCCTGCCCCAGCCGCACCGCTTGGCCGCTCGCTGCCCGAGTCGCGGGCGATGACTGTCAGCATTGACTTCGACAGGACGTTCGCGGCCGACCCGCAGATGTGGGGCGAGTTCGCGAAGCAGGCGGTCGCTGATGGCAACACGGTCGTGATGATTTCTCGCAGGCCAGAGTCTGACCGAGAGGAGGTGATCTCATCTCTCGGCGACTACGCCGAGTCGTTCTCGCAAGTGCTGCTCGTCGGCGGCGACACGCTCAAGGCTGACGCCGCCGACGAGGCAGGGATCAAGGTGGACGTGTGGGTGGACGATTCTCCGCAGACGATCAAGAAGGGCGACGATGGCGAAGTATGACCACATCGACTTTACGCCTCCCGCTGGCGTCCGCGACGAGGCTGCGAAGGGACTCGCGTGGAGAGACGAGTTCAACCGTGGCGGCACTGCGGTCGGCGTCGCTCGCGCTCGCGACTTGTCGAACGGCACGAACATCTCGCCAGACACCGCGAAGCGGATGGCAAGTTATTTCGCCCGCCACGAAGTGGACAAAAAAGGCGAAGGATGGAGCCCCGGCGAGGACGGATTCCCAAGTGCTGGCCGAATCGCGTGGGCCTTGTGGGGCGGCGACTCTGGTCAAGCGTGGGCAAGCAAACTGACGAAACAGATCGACGCCGCAGACAACAACGACAGGAGCACGATGATGAGCATTGAACGACGTTCCCTTTCCATTGACGAGATCGAGTCTGACATCCCGCTCCTCGCAGTGGAGACTCGCAGCGAGGAAGGCAGCGACGATTCTCGCGAGTGGGTTGTCGGGTATGCGGCCAAGTTTGGCGTGCTGTCGCTCGACTTGGGGGACTTCGTGGAGCGGCTGGACCCAGGTGCTTTCAACCTTGTGTCTGAGCGACGAGGCCGCAAGAAGCCGCTCCAGACGCGAGCACTGTGGAATCACGACCCGAACTTCCCGCTGGCCCGCTATCCCGAAACGCTCAAACTCACCGTGGACGAGGTGGGTCTGCGGTATGAGTTTCCAGTTCCCGACACGACCTACGGCAAGGACATCGCCGCGAACATTCGGGCTGGCATCGTTCGCGGATCGTCATTCGCGTTCCAAGTCGGCACGGGCGGTGACGAGTGGAGCGTGGAAGAAGGCCGCAGCGTGCGGACGATCAAGCGGGTTGACTCGCTGATCGACGTTTCGCCAACGACGTTTCCTGCCTACCCCGACTCGGACGTGGCGGTGGCGAAGCGGTCCTATGACTCGTTTCGGAAGTCGCTGTCCACGATTCGCGAATCGCGGACAAATGCAGCGTCAAAGGCGAACGAACTCCGCGAGTACCTCAAGCAGCATGGCCGCTAAGACGGGCGACCGCTGCCCGAAATGCCGCGACGGGAAGCTGCTAATCGCGTCAAGCCAGCAGCATGGTGAGTACCAAATCCGGTACTTGCGATGCCGCTGCTGCGGAACCACTGACAAGCATATCCTCGCCGCCAATGAGGTCAGGCGAACGAAGGTGGCCTGAGTTCTTTACTCTCGCGCTCGCCGTTGCTGGATGGGTGTGGGGGGCGAGGCCTAGTTTGACCGTAGGTGATGCGTCCGCGTCGCCACGAATCGCACTAGGAGAGAATCGCCGTGGACAAGATCAAGGCTTTGCTGGACGAACTCGCGAAGGTCACCGCCGAGATTCAGGCCGCGATGGAATCGGAAGATGCTCCCGCCGCCGAAGGCGAAGGCAGCGACCCGGCTGCGATGGCTGCCGAGGAGAACTCGCTCCGCTCGCTCGTCGCTCGTGCCGACGCGATCAAGGCCAAGATCGACTTCCTTGAGACGGTCGCCGTCAAGGAGAAGGAACTTCGTTCGGTGCTGGAGCGTTCCGCTCCCGCCAAGGCAATCGAATCCCCCGTGGCGAAGGAGCCAACCGTGGAAACTCGTCAGTACGCTGTGCCGAAGAATCATGGCCCCCTCAAGGCGTTCACCGGCCCCGATGCTTCCGAGCGTGCCTACCGCGCTGGGATGCACATCAAGGGCTTTGTGTTCGGCGACACCGAGGCTCGTCGGTGGTGCAAGGATCACGGCGTCGAACTGCGAGTGCAGGCAGGCGGCATCAACTCGCTCGGCGGTGTGCTGACCAGCCCGGAACTCAGCAGCGAAATCATCCGGCTTGTCGAGGAGTTCGGCGTGTTTCCGCAGTACGCGAAGCGCGTCTCGATGAACTCCGACACGCTCGTTTTCCCGCGTCGGACCGGCGGTTTGGTCGCTCGGCCGGTTGGCGAGAACATCGAGGTATCGGCCAGCGACGTGACGTTCGACAACGTGGAACTCAACGCGAGAATCTGGGGCGTGGCGAACCGCACCCCGAACTCGCTGCTTGAGGACTCGGTGATCGACCTTGCAGACGCGATGGCTGTCGAGACGGCTCAGGCGTTCAGCGAGGCCTTCGACAACTCGGGCTTCATCGGGGACGGTACGCTGGCTTACCACGGTGTGACCGGCATCGCCGTGAAGATTCTCCAGTCGGCCTATTCGGCGAGCGTCGTGACTGCCACGAGCAACACGACCTTCGGCGACCTGACGATGAAGAACTTCACCGACCTCCTCGCTCGGCTGCCGATGTACGCTCGGAACCGGAACGCTCGGTGGTACATCTCACCGGCTGGCTGGGGTTCCGCGATGCTGCGGCTCGCTATGCTCCCCGGCGGCGCGTCTGGCCCTGGCGGCAACTCTAGCGATAACGTGGCGTCTGGCTTCGGCGAGACGTTCCTCGGCTACCCCGTCACGCTGGTGCAGAGCATGGAAAGCCGCCTCACCGGCACGACCGGCGGGTGTGCTGCCCTGTTCGGCGACTTGTCGCAGGCTGCCATCTTCGGCGAGCGTCGGGCCATCTCGATCAAGACCGCCAGCGAGCGCTATATTGAGTTCGACCAGACTCTCACCTTCGCCACCACTCGCAACGCGATGGTGGTCAACGACATCGGCAGCACGACCAAGGCCGGTCCTGTTGTGGCCCTCAAGTTCGGCTGATCCTGATCCTGACACTCACTCCCTAGGAGATTTTTGATCCATGAATCACGTTGCTGCTACGAAGAGCGTCAGCAAGGCCGAGGTGGCGGTCACGTCGAGTGCCACGCACTCGCTGGAAATCGACACGCTCGGATTTGCCAACGCGTCGATTGACGTGCTGTTCAGCCCGTTCACCGCCGCATCGCCTCCGACCACCGCCGCCACCGTGCTGCGGGTGGCTCAAAGCGACACGAGCGGTTCCGGTCAGGTAAACATCAGCGGGTTCGTTGCTGGTACGGACTTCACCGTGGCTGCTGGCGTGACCGCAACGGCGTCGGTGGGATATGCCCACCGCTTTGAAATCGACCTCCGTGGCAAAAGGCGGTACTTGACGGTGTTCGCGACCCCCGCCTCGACCTCGACCGTGATCACGTCGTGCCGCTTGAGCAAGGCTGAAGCGGGTCCGATGAGCGCGTCCGAGAAGAACGTGAACACGCAGGCGGTCGGCTGATCGCTTGACACATCGAGCACAGTAGACGGCGGGGAAGGCGCAAGCCTCCCCGCCGTTCTCACTTTCTGGAATGCAAAAATATGCTCGTTCAAGTCGGCGGATCGTCGGTTGACGTTCGGTGCGAAGCGATCCTTTCTGGCCCTCGCTTCGGGCCGCTCATCAACATATTCGGGTTCATCGAAGCGATGATGCCGCTGCACATTCGCCCGACGCTCGGGCAGGGTGCGTTCTGGAGTCAAGTGCTCACGCGGATGCTGGAGAAGTTTGAGCCGACCACGGAATACATCATCACGCTGGACATGGACTCGTTCGTGTCACGAGAGAACATCGAACATCTGTTCGCGCTCGCCATGACGTTCCAGTGCGATGCACTCGCGCCAATCCAAACCAAGCGTGAGGACGGCAGGCCGATGCTCACGCTGCTGGACACGCTCGACAACCCGCCGGAAGGAGGCGTGACGCAAGTACCGAAAGAATGGTTCGGGCATCCCGTGCAACAGGTGGACACCGCTCACTTCGGCTGCACGATCATCTCAACCGCTGCCCTGCGGCGAATGGCAAGGCCGTGGTTCCATGAACAGCCGGGTCCAGACGGACGCTGGGACGAAGGGCGAGTGGATTCCGACATCTCGTTCTGGAGGCAGTTCAAGAAGTGCGGCAACCGCCTTTACATCACGCCGCGAGTGGCAATCGGCCACGGCGAGTACGTCATCACATGGCCTAGCCAAGAACTGGGGAAGCCTGTGTTTCAGTATTGCAACGAGTGGCAGGAAACCCGCAAGCCGCCCGCCTCTGCATGGAAGGTGGATTGAAGCATGAAAATACGGATGCTCCGACCCTATGGTGCGTACAAGCCGGGCGAAGTCCTCGACCTCCCGGAGCGGCAGGCCGAAGGCCTCGTCGCGTGGGAGTACGCCACCGAGGTGCGCGACTCGCAGCAGACCTTGATTGAGACAGCCAGCGTAGAGCCGGTGGCCGAGACGGCCGACGTGACGCCGAGGAGACGAAAAAGGTGAGACGCTACCGCAGCCTCAAGAGACTGACCGCCCCGGCTGCGGAGCCGATCACACTTGCCGAGGCCAAGAGCCACCTCCGCGTGGACACCACGGCAGACGATTCGCTGATCACGGGCTACATCACGTCAGCCCGCGAGTGGTGCGAGGACTACATCGACCGTGCTTTGGTCACGCAGCAGCTCGTCATGCGGCTCGATGCGTTCCCCGCCGAGATTGAACTGCCTCGCCCACCGATGGCGACGGCTGGCACAGCCACGGCGGTGTCGGTCACCTACACGACCGGCGACTCGCTGGCGACCGCTACGCTTGCCACGACCGAGTACCGCGTGGATCGCGACGCTTCACCGGGCGTGATCCGCAACATCTACAACGGCTCGTGGCCGTCGCACCTACTCGACCAGAACTCTGTGGCCGTCACATGGTGGGCAGGGTATGGCTCCGCAGCCGACGTGCCGCAGCGAGTCAAAACCGCTCTGCTCATGTGTGTCCACGAAATCTACGAGAAGCGTGGCGGCGGTGAGATGCCAGACGCCGCGAAGCGGCTGCTCGACTCCATCGCGTGGGGGTCATACACATGACGCTCGACGGACGGGTGAACGTGGACGTGCTGTTCCACGACGTGAACGGCACGTCGGCCATCAAGGTCGTGACGCTGAACCACTCGGAGGAATACCCATCAGGCAAGGTCGCCGTGATCACGGGAACGGCGGGGACGGCGACCATCACGTTTGGTTCCATCGGGCAGACAACCTACCGAAACGCAGCAGGCCAAGCGGTTCTCATGGACTCGGTGGAGCGAGTGATTTTCACATGGAGCGGCGACCACTTGAGAGCGTTGAACGACTACGGCGACTTGCAGTTCCAGATGCGCTCTTTCAGGGGTATTCCCGCTGTGACTTGCTATCCGGCATACGTCCCCTCGATTGAGATGACGGGTGGCGTCGGGACGGGAACGTACAAGATCATCCTCTGCGAAAACCTCAACCCGTGAGCATCGAAGGCCGCATCAGCGTTGACGCGACGTTTCATGACAAAGACGGCGACGAGTCGCTCAATGTCGTGAGCCTGAGTGCATCGCGTGAGTATCTGACAGGCAAGGTGGCCGTGGTCACCGGCACTGTTGGAGCGTCAAACCAAACTTTCCTGACTGATCCCTCAACGTACAGAAACGCTGCTGGTTCAATCGTCTCGTTTGAAAACGGCGTGAGCGTGATTGCGTTCATCTGTTCCGCCGAGGCGCAGTTGTCGGAGGTGTCTGGTTCGGCATATTCCCGCGTCATCGCCAATACGCCTGTCGTGCTGCATCCAGAGCAAAGCGGCATCGACGGCTTTACCATCCGAACCAACAGCGGGACAGCCACTTACACGGCGGTGATGTATGGCTCTTGATGCCGGGACGCTCCGCGAACGCGTGACGGTGCAGCAGGCGACCGAGAATCGGAACCGCTTGGGCGAGGCTATTTCTGAGTGGTCTACGTTTGCCGAAGTGTGGGCCAGCGTGAACGGCGTGACGGCACGCGAGTACCTTCTGGCGGGCCAGCAGCAGATTGAACTCTCGCACCGCGTGAAGATGCGATACCTCACTGGCCTCACATCGAAGATGCGGCTGTCGTGGCGTGGCCGCACTCTGGAAATCATCTCAATCCTTGAGCATGAGAACCGCAGCATCCACGAACTGATTTGTCAGGAGACGGTCTGATGGCAGTCGCCGGAATTAGGCTTGACATCAACACTGCGGAACTCACTAACCTGAGGCAGTCAATCCAGCGGTTTTTTCCGAACAAGCAGGCTGCGGAAATCCTTGCACCGATCATCCGCAAGGCCATCAAGCCTACGGTGAACTACCTTCGGTACATCACGCCTGTCGGCCCAACGGGGAACCTCAAGCGTGCTGTTTCGAGCAAGGTTGTCACCTACAAGCAGGACGGCGTGGCAGTTGGGGTCGTCGGTTACACGCGGGCTGGTAGTGGTGCTTCCAGTAGTGCCGCAGGCGGCAGCGTGCGGGCTGGCAAGGATCGAGCGTTTCATCAGGGGCTTGTTGAGTTCGGCACGAAGGAGCGAAAGATCACTCAGGCCAAGCGGCGAGTCTACGCCAGAAAAAGCCCGACCAAGCCGTTTGCACGTCGCCGGAATGGGCAGTGGGAACTGGTGATGGGCAAGGGCGTTCTTCACACCGTTGAGGAACGAACGCCGACCTACATCGCATCGTCGTTCAACAAGCTCGGGCCGTTCTCGATAGCGAAGTCTGTCGGCGACGGTCGGGTGCAGACTGACCCCGCCTATCCGAAGGCGTTTTTTCGCAAATCAAAAACGCCAATCATCATTCCCGAGATGCCAATCGGCGGTGCTACAGGGATGCCTCCGCTCAAGACAGCGTGGGAGCAGACGCAATCCCTCGTGGCTGATTCGCTGCGACGCGACCTTGCGTTGACGCTGGAGCAAGCATGGGCCGCCCTCCGGTACAGGGATTCTGGTTCCGCCAGCGGCACGGACACGCTCTAGGCTGCATGGGGCGGGGGGGCGTGCCGCATAGTGCGGTATGCCCCTCAAGAGCCCTGAGCAAAGTCTTGCCGCTGTCCTCGTGTCCGACCCGGCGGTGGCGGCTGTGGTGGGGACGAGAGTGTATCCCGTGATCGCCCCGGCGACGGCTGCTCTGCCGTTTGCAACGTGGCGGCGGTCTGGCGTCCAGCGGTCGCACACGCTTGCTGGCCCGATGGGAATGCCCACCGTTGTGATGTCTGTCGACCTCTACGCCGAGACGTATGAGGCAGTAAGAGACCTCGCCGACCGCGTGCGACGTGCTCTGGATGGGTATGGGGGATCGCCGTCAGACTCGGTAGTAGTGGACAACGTAAGCCTCGACAACGAGGCAGACGGGTTCATCCAGTTGGCGGGAGGCGACATTCCTCCGGTCTACAGCGTGACGCAGACTTTCTCAATCATGTGGCAGGAGATATAGCACACCATGTCGATCACGACTCCACACGCCGGTGCAGGCACGACCCTGCGGCTCGGGGCTGACCTCTACACCGTCACCAACATCGTTGTCTCGTTTACCGACCCGACGGCTGACCAAGAGAAGATCGACGTATCGCACCTTGGCCTCACGCAAGGTGCATCTATTGCCACGCTCGACAGACCGCTCCAGGGCAGCACGAGCGACACGGGTCGCACGGTGCAGTTTGACTACCTCGGCCGTTCAATCATCGCCGACGCATCGACCGGAACTTGCCTCATCACCGTGAGCGGGACTGCTCTGTTTTCTGCCGTTTCGTACACCGTCAACGCCAGCACGCTGACGCTGGCGACGAACGACGCGATCCGAGGGCAGGCTACGCTCCGCATCGCTCGCTCGTAGTTGCATGACGGAGGCCCGTCATGGCGATTCCTTGCGTTGGTGTTACTGCCGTCTGGAACGGCACGGCGTTCGGTGAGGTGTCGAAGATCGACGTGCAGCGTGGCGGCGAGTTGCCACTTAGCCGCTCGACGCGCTGGACTCTTGACGCAGGGACTATAGAGATATCGTCCTATTCCACGACGCGGCTGACGGCTGATCAGTACGGCCTTAAGTCAACGCTCCAAGTGATCGGCGGCGGGCTGACCTTCACGACGAAGGCCATCTGTCAGTCGCTTCGTGCGACCGGGGCCGTCAACGACGTGACGCGGTACGTCGGCGTTTTCAAGATTGTCATGGAGTCTTAGGTATGCCACTCACAGCAGCAGAACTCGCAGCCCAAATCCTCGCCGCCGATGACCTCGGCATCCTCAAGGTCACGGTGAAAGAATGGCCCGACGCTGAGGGAAAGCCGATGGTGCTCGGCATCCGCGTGATGACGGTCGGCGAACGCGACGGCTACGAACGCGAGTGGATCGGCAAGCGTGAAAGCGGCATCGAGAACTTCCGCACGAAGTTCCTCGCCCGCTGCCTGTGCCACCCCGAGAGCGGCGAGCGGCTGTTCACCGACGAGCAGATCGCCAGCCTCGCAAGCAAGTCGGCGAAGGTTGTGTCTACGCTCTTTGAAAAGGCGATGAGCCACAACGCGATGAGCGAGGCAGACGTGGAGGAACTCGCAAAAAACTAAATCTCCGTCCGTCGAGACAGTTCTTGTTTCGGCTGGCGGGGCATCTAGGAATGACGGTCGGCGAACTGGAACGCCGCATGACAACGCGAGAACTTGCGGAGTGGATGGCATACGTCCGTCACTTTCAAGCGATCCCCGACTCATGGGCGCAAACAGGTCTGCTCGTCTCCGCGATGATGGCTCCCTACAGCGCACGAGGACAATGCCCAAAAGCCAGCGACTTCAATCCGATTGAGACACCACCGCAGCACATCTTGCAAGCGAAAGAAGCGATCATGGACTTGAAGAAGCAACTGGGATTTGACTGATGGCAAGCGTGCTCGGACTAGCGTTGAAGATTTCTGCGGATGCCACTGGCATCCAGAAAAGTCTCACGCCTGTTGAGCGTGCGCTCAAGCAACTGGACACCGAGGCCGCAAAGGTCACGGAGGTGTTCAAGACGTTTGCCACCGCGAGCGGCGGTGCGGGCAGGGCGCAGCAGCAGTTCGCCACTGACCTTGCGTTTTTGCAGTCTGCTCTCCGCGCAGGCAAGATTGACGGCGAGCAGTTTGCGGCTGAGTTTGAGAAGATTTCCGCAGAAGCCACTAAGACGGCAGAGGCGTTCCGCGAAGGTGCGGCCATCACGGTAGCCAACCGAACCGAGGAGGAGAAGCGGGCGGAAGAACTGGCGAGGCTAAACGAACTGCTGAAACTCGGTGCGATTGAGCAGGAGACGTTCAACCGTGCTGCCGCCGAGGCGAGTGGTGCGAACAAGGCTGCGGCGGCAGCAGCAGCCGAAGCGGCCAAGACCGCTGCCGCCGCCGACAAGACGCGAGCGGATCAGGCAACGCGAGCCGCTGCGATTGTTGAAGCCAATCTTACCAAGGAGCAGAAGGCACAACGAGACTACGGAGTATCGACGCGGGAACTCAACGCGCTCCGCAAGGCGGGCTTGCTCACTGAGGCCGAGTATTCCACGGCGTTGCAGCGTGTCTCCAAAGACTACGCGAAGGCGACGCTTGCCGCTGACAAGTTTGGGAAAGAGTCAGCCGGTGCTGGCGACGCTGGCAAACTCAAGTTCAACGAACTCAGCGGCGTGCTGTCCGCGTTGCCGGGACCGATTGGCAATGTGGCTGGCAGGCTGTCCGGTCTGGCGAGTGCAGCCGAGGGAGTCAGTCGGCTGGCTGCTGGTGGGCTGTCGCAGGGTCTAGGCGCGGCTGGAACCGCGCTTGCTGCGCTGGCGAACCCCGTAGGGATTGCCGTGGCAGGCGTTGCTGCATTGGCGGCATCAACCGCCGCAGCCAGCCCCGCGTTGGCGAACCTTGCTGGCAAGGTAGAGGAGTTGTCGTTTGCTGCGAGGCAGGCGGGCGTAGGCTTCCAGGCGATTCAAGTTCTGGATGAAGCAGCGAGCCGCGCTGGGGTTTCGGTGGACGCGTTGGCTGCTGGTGTGCAACGGTTCGGCAAGCGGCTATCGGACGCAGCAAAGGGAACGGGCGACGCGTACAAGGGGTTGCAGCAACTGGGCTTCTCACTAGAGCAAATCCAGCAAGGGCAGAACGATCCGACCGAGTTTGCTTCGCGAGTAGCAACTGCGCTTGAGCAGATTCCCGAGCCAGCACGACAAGCACAACTGCAACTTGACGTCCTTGGCAAGGGCGGCGAGTCGCTGATCCGTGCGTTTGGCGAACTGCCCGGCGCGGAGTTGGCGGTGCGTCGTTTTGGCGGAGCGATTACCGACCTCGACAAAGACCGCTTGCTTGAACTTGACGGAGCATTTGAGAACTTGCAGCGGAGCGCGCTGGGTCTCGGCCGCGAACTGCTGACCCCGTTCATCGGGCAAGTGCAGTCGCTGGCCGAAGGATTCGCACCCGCTATTACGTCGTTTGGGCGGGCATTGGGCAACCTGCTTGACGCGTTCTCGCCTGTGCTGAGCGTTTTTGGGTTGTTCATCAACGGGATTGCTCAAGTTGCGTCTGTTGTGCTGAACCTCATTGCGACGGCACTGGAGCCGCTTGCCGTTGCTGGACGTGCAGTTGGGCAGGCTATCGACGAGGCGAGCAAGTACGTCACGGAGTTCTGGACGGGCATCAACGACGCTATTGAATCGGTGCGAGGTTTTCTTGGAGCTATCTTTGGCGGCATTGAGGCTACTGCGGAAAAGACCGCAGCGGCTGTAGCCCTCACCGCAGAGGAGACAGAGGACGCGGCCAAGGCAGCGATCAAGGCACAAGAAGATTTGGAAAAGGCGTTTGAGGCTGGCAGCAAGGCACTCGACGGCATCATCGCCAAGTCCGCTGAGTTTGGTCAGGCTGGATTCGACGCTGCTTACGAGTTCCAGCAGGCACTCGCTGACCTTCAAGAGCAGGCCAACGAGGCAGACTTGAACGCTGAGCAATACGCTCGCGGCGTCGCCAACGCTACCGCCGAATACGAGAAGCAGATTGATGCAATCAAGAAGGTAGCCGATGCAACCAAGAAGGCTGCTGACGAGGCAAAGAAGAAGGCGGAAGATGACAAGAAGCGGATCGAAGAACTGCTGAACCCGAACGACTCTGCTGCAAAAGTGCAAAAGGACATTCAGTTTGTCATTGAGCAGCAGGCCGCAGCGGAGAAGCAACTGGCTGACGCAAGGGCCAAGAGCGACAAGGAATCCGCCGACGCTGCTGCGGTACGCTTGGCACAACTCGATCAACTGCGAGCCAAGTTAGAGGATCAGCAGCAGGCGATTGACCAAGGTTTTGCTAATGGTTTTGCGGACGCGTTCAACAACACGTCGCAAAGCGTTTCCGATTTGGTTGACAAGGCTGGCGAGTTTGGCAACGCCGGGGCCGAAGCGGCGATGAAGTTGCAGGAAGGTGTGGCCTTGGCCCAACAGCAAGCCAGGGATGGGGTCATCCTTTCAAGCGATGTGTACGAAAAGGAAATCAGCAGACAGCGCAGCATCTTTGAAGATCGCCTCAAACAGATTGAAGCCGTGCGACAGAAAGAGAAGGCGGCACGCGACGAGGCAGCGAGCGCGATTTTCAACCAGCAAACTGCCGCAAACGAGCGCGTGAAAGGCTTTTTGACGCAGCAAACAAGCAACGAAATCGCTGCTGCCGAAGAGGTTGCGGCTCGTCGCCAGCAAGCCGCGTTCAACGTCGAGGCGATTGAGCAGCAGTTAAACCTTGAGCGGCAGTCGCTCCAGGCCGCACGCGAGCAAGGTGACAGGCAGGCATCGGCCGCAGCGGTGGAACGGGTCAACCAACTCAGGGAAGCGTTGACCGTTGAGCAGCAAATCTCAGAAGGACGCCAGAAGCAGATCGTAGATCAGAAGCAACTGCTAGTGGATCAGCGGGCCTATCAAGAGCAGCAACTGGCCGCCGCCAACGCCTACCAGCAACAGCAGCAGAAGGCTCAGGAGGCCTACGCTCAAGAGCAGGCGAAGATATTCGAGGAGCAGCAGAGGGCCGCAGCCGCCGAGGCGAAGCGGCAGGAGGAGCGGCTTGAGAAGCTGAACACGCTCGGCTCCACCACGATCAAGTCGCAGGACGTTCGCACCACGGAAGGCGCGAGCCTCGTGCTGCAAACAATCGCCAATGGGCAAGACCCCGCGTTGATTCAGCAGCGTTTGCAAACCAAGTACCTTGAGGCCATCGCGCTTGGCATCGGGCAGGCGAGCAGCAACTACTTCAACTCACCCGTGGCCATCGTTGGCTACTCCTCATTCGGGCAGCGATAATGTCAACGACCGTAGTTCTCACTACCGAACTGGCACGCGAGTACGACATCGACCGCGTGGGCGACCGCGTGGCGAAGCGGTCGTGGGTCTGCACGTTGTCGGATGACACGCTGACGGCGGCGGCTGTCGAGACAGTGGCGACGCAGGTGACTGCAGCGGCGGGCCTTTCAACGTGGGGGCAGTCGCATCCCGAGTACCCGTCGCTTGGCCTGCGGAAATACACGCTCACGGAGCGGTTCGGCGACTCGCCATATCACATTCAGATCGTGGCCGAGTACGGGCTGCTCACCGCCAACGACCTCCTGACGCCGACCGCACAGGCGGCACAGTGGTCGTTTGAGGCAGCGCAGGGTCAAGTCCCCGCGCTCTTCTGGTATGAGGGCAGCGGGAATGGCACGATGCGACCGCTCACCAACTCCGCGAACGACTACTTTGAAGGCCTTGTCACGGAAGAAACGATGACGAAGGCCACGATGAAAAAGAACTACGCGAACTTTCCGACATCGCTGGTGTCTAACACCAACAGCATCAACAACGCGCAGTGGTTCGGTGGTCCGACTCACACTTGGAAGATCACTGGAGTCAACGCCGAATACACGGTGGGTTTCTTCAACTGGACTGTGATTTCTTACTGGGCAACGTCGGCCCAAATAATGTACCGACAGACGGGATGGAAGCTCCAACTCCCCGACGTGGGGTGGAACTTCATCGCTGGAGGCGAGAAGCGCAGGGCGATGGTGTTTGACTTCAAAAACAGCGAGTGGGTTGCTTCGCCGAACCCTGTTGCGTTGTATCAAGGCGACATCAACGTGACTGGCCGCCCTGACATTCTGCCGCGTCGCGTCAATCCCGAGACGGACTTTTCTTCATTGTTCCCTGACGTGCCAGCATGACGCCTATCGGCCCACTTTCAGCCACGCAGTTCACGAGAGAGTCCGCCGAGCGGATTGCGCGCGTCGTGCGCCGTGCGGAGACAACGCCTTCGGGTGGCGTGCCGCTCCAGTTCGATAAGCGATTCTATGACAAGATGCCGAAGCAAGTCCGCGTTGCTACGTTCAGCGGCTCGTGGCCTACTGGCAGCAGCAAGACGGTGACGCTCAAGTATGAGCCGACCGCTACGATCACAGCCTACAACCTGTCGTGGCCGATCACGCTGACGGGCTACGTCAATGAGGACTGCCTCGTAGGCCGCGAGGGGACCAACTGGTGGCTCGTCGTGCCGAGGTTGGAAGCCCCGACTGCTGTGATGGTGACGAATACAGTCTCGCGGTCTTACGTCTCAAGCGTCAGCACTGCTTCGTCAAGCATCAACTACGTCTCCGATGTTTCCGTCTCCGCGACGCTCAACACCACCGACTGCTCAATCAGCGTCTCCACGTCGAAGTCAACCGGATCGGCAACCGTGATTACGTCGGTCAGTCCGTCAACGTCAACGGCTGTGTTCATTTCTTCTTCGTACACGTCGGCGTTCCTTCGCGTGAGGGTTCCCTGATGGTCTGCCCGTGCTGCCCGCCGCCGCCGTGCAGCGGCCCATGCGAAACCTCGGAAGACTGCGACGAGGGGTGCGTATGCGTTGACGGGCAGTGTGTTGATGCCCCGCCGCCTGATCCTTGCACAGTGCTCGTAGACGGCGAGCGAGTGCCGTTTTCGTCGTTTGATCCATACGAGGTCATCAACGCAACGTGGCGTGGCCGTCAGGTTAGCCCCGGGAACGCAAGGCAATATAACAATGGTGTGCTCGTGAGCGATGTCCCAAGCCAGACGCTTGATGACGTTGCTTATGTCACAGACACAGGATGCGACCCACCAACTTACGCAATCGAGAGCGAGGCTTTGTACATTGCCACCTCTGGTTCGGGATACATCAACGTGTGTGTTACCAACGAGCACAACAACAAATACCAGACATTTCGTGCTGAGCAAATCAACGCAACGACGTGCCTCCTGTCCGGCGGCATCGGCACACTGAAAGCGATTTCGCCGTGCTTGATTGACGGCGTACCGTCTGGCAACAGCATCGCGGAAGAAAGTTGGTGGCTGTGGGAATGCGAAGTCGTGAACGGCGTACCGGGGGAGGTAACGGTTTCACCGATTGTTGGGGTGACGTATTTAAACAATACATACGAATGCGTGATCGGCCATGAGGCTCCGGAAGTCACCCTAGATTTCGTCCCATGAAAATACTCGCGAGCAAGTTCAAACGCGTGATGGAGTCGCGTGGCGTTGGCGACGCCGCGAACGCCGCCATTGTCAGGGACTACGGCGACGGGTGGATTGAAGTGGATACACGTCACCCGGCATATCCTCGGCAGACGGCTGTGCCGCTGCTGGAGAAAGCCAAGAACTTTGCCTCTGCCACGATTAAGCACGTTGCGGCTGGGATGCCGCGATGCAGCGACGAGCAGGTTGAGGAGCGGTTTAGAATCTGCCAAGGCTGCGAGCATTACGACGGCACGGCTTGTATGAAGTGCGGATGCCCGGTGAACCGCGAGAAGGCTTACCTAAGCAAACTCTCTTGGGCGGATCAGTCCTGCCCTGTCGGCAAGTGGGGTCCGGTCACTCCCGGCGGTTGACACGCCTGCCATAGTCGCGGCGAAAGGAGTTCGCCCGTGTCCGAGGATCACAGCGTCAAGATCGACGGGAAGCGGTGGCTGCTCCGCTTCACGCGGCTCAAGGGAGGCGCGGTTGGCTGGACGTACTTCGACAACGCCAAGCGACCTCGCATCCTCATTGACGAGAAACTGAGGGGCGGCGAGCGGCTTGAGACGATCCTGCACGAGATCGCCCATGCGGTCCTCGGGCCGACCATCTCTGAGGAGTCGATCACCGAACTGGCGAAGGTACAGCGACGTGTGTTGACAATGCTCAACTTCAAGGAGGTCAAGGATGGCGAAGGGTAGCCTGCTCGACGAGGTGAACAACGCCGTGAAGGTGTGCAAGCCGATCAGTTGGTGGGATGCTCTGCCGAAGGACGTGCAGGGGGAACTCGCCGAGATTCGCAAGACGTTCAAGAGCGGCGGATACCAGATCAAGCGGCTCACGCTGGCGAGGATTCTTTCTGACAAATGCAGGGAGCGTGGCCTGCACACTTGCGCAGAGAAAGGATTCGTGAAGTGGCTGTCCAAAGACTAGACGCCGCTGTGGCAGAAGCCGTGGCTGACGCCTCGCGGCTGGCCGCTGACGCCGAACTGGCACGCCTCCGCTCCGAGGTGGCGACGCTGAAAGGCCGCTACAAGGCCGCGCTCCAGGCCGTCGATGCCGAGCGGTCACGGGCCGACTCGCTGCTCTCGCTCAAGGGTATCGAAGCAAAGCGACGTGACGCTGCGACGGCGAAGCCGAAGGCCAAACAGCATCACGCGACGATGGTCGTGCTGCTCTCCGACGTTCACTGCGAGGAGCGAGTCGATCCCGACACCGTGAACGGGCTGAACGACTACTCGCTCGACGTGTGCGATGCACGCCTCAACGAGTTGGAGGAGCGTTTCTTCACGCTGCTCGACCACGAACGGCAACTCGCCCGCATCGACCGCGTGGTGGTGTGGCTCGGGGGCGACTTTATTAGTGGTCATATCCACGATGACACCGCCGAACTCGCTCAGTTGGCTCCGCTCGCAGCAACGCGGTGGATCGGCGAGCGGCTGCGAGCGTTCATTGACACGGTGTCAGACAACGCTAGCGAGGTGATCGTCGCTACGAATAGCGGAAACCACGGCCGCAGCACTGAGAAGCTCCGCATCGGCACGGAGATGGATCACTCGTTTGAGCAGCACCTCTACCTTACGCTCGCTGGCAACGAGACTCGGAAGAACGTGAGATGGCAAGTTGGCACAGGCTACTTGAACTACCTCGACCTTGATGGGTTCCGCGTGCGGTTTCACCACGGTCACGCCGTCAAGTATGGAGGTGGCATTGGCGGCATCACGATCCCTGTGAACAAGGCCATCGCTGCATGGGATGCGATTGAGCGTGCCGACCTGACGTGCTTCGGTCACTGGCATCAGTTCTCGTGGCTTCGTGCCGGGCGGTATGTGAGCAACGGCAGCGTGATTGGACACTCGGCATACGCTACACGCATTAAGGCCTCGTATGAAGCACCTTGTCAGGCTGCTCTGGTCATCGACCACGGGCGAAACGAGGTGACGATGGCGAAGCCTGTTTACTGTGACCGCGACCTCAAGAAGGGAAAAGCATGAGCGACACGATGGAAGATGCAAACGATTTGGTGCGAGCCGCCGTGGCTGCTCGCCGTGAGAATCAAGCGGCGGGCAAGTCGCATGAGGATTGGTATTTCGTGAATGGTAGGAAGCCTATGCCAGAAAAAACTTCGGCAGAGGTTTTGCACCAGCACGACGTGCATCCCACATCTCAGGCGTTCTTCGACTTGTGCGACGCGCTCAAGGAGATGCACCGCCGCAAGTCGAGCGACTACGGATGCCCGACCGGCACTGACCCGCTGGCAAACATTCGCAACGGTGCGAAGTTCGTGGGCATCCCCGCGTGGAAGGCCGCGATGGTGAGGCTGTCAGATAAAGTCACGCGGCTCGCGACGTTCAACGTCACCGGGACGCTGGAGAACGAATCGGTCGAGGACAACTTATTCGATCTGGCTTCGTACTCGCTGCTGGCACTTCAACTATTTCGGGAATCGCAGAGCGAATAGACCGGACGGCGGGTTGAGCGGCGCGGGTTTTCACTCCCTTCCCCGCGTCGCTCCCCGCCTGTTCAGTTGATTTTAGGCAGCACGTTGCACGGCTGCGGTTTTTGGTTGGTCAGACGCTTGCCACTTGCTTCCCTATGGACGCGGAACTACGATACGGAGGAACGGCCAGATGAAGGATGATGACGTGATCTACCTGACGATTGAGACCGCAGCCACGCGGCTCAAGTGCTCCAACACAGCCATCCGCAGAGTGGCAAAGCGTGACGGCCTCGGCATCCTTGCCGACGGTCACCGGCTGGTGGCGATTGCGGTGCATGAGTTGCCGCTCATCAAGCCGCACCTCAAGGCGACCAGCGGCAACCCCGACTGGATTGCAGCGGCGAAAGCTAAGCGGCGGCGAAAGACCGGCTGAACTCCCGCCCCTTGTATATGGGGAAAAAAGTTGTGGGCAAAACCACTTCACGGGAGGAAGTTTTCCCGGCAGTGATGCCTAACTGCTTGCGGTGAAAAGGGTTATCGACCCGAGTAAACCGCCGCGAAAACTTGTTTTGACGCGATTTCTTTTTGGCAGGACGGGTGAACGTGGACTTTTTGGGTCCACCACCTGTGGGGAGAGGGCTAAATAAAGAAAGGGAAACCACTCGTTTCACCCGCAAAAACAGCCTAAAAAGATTTTTCTCTAACCTCCTATTGCTTTTTCTGCCGATAGGTTAAAATGCAGGGGTCAACGCGGCGGACACCGCGAGACGCCAACAACGGAGAACGAACGATGACGATCACCCAGGTCACCAAGCAGTTTTACGACGACCCCTCCCGCACCTACACGGTGGAGCAGACCGAGGCCGAGATCACGGTTGGCAGCGTCACGAAGACCGTGGCCTTGCAACGGTTGTCGCCTTCGCACAACTGGCTGCCTGCCACGGATCGCCCGATTCACGCTGTCGTTGTCCGCTTTCCGACCGGCAGCAAGGAGCATCTGATCGGTTGCTACGTTGCCTACCAGCGAGGCGGCCGGTGGTGCCTGTCGGCGTCTGGCTTTCGCAACTCGAACCGTATGTCGGTTGTTCGCTGGGCCGAGCCGACTGATACGGGGAGCGGTTGGGCGAACTGACTAACGATTGTTCGGATACCCGTGCTGCGGGCGTTCCGCAGCGCGGGCGGGACTGACGGGACTTCAACGGAGGACGGGACGATGAACGCGACTTTTGAACACTGCGGGCTAATCATCACCGTGAAAAGCAGGGGACGCACCGTTATCAGGTGCCGTTCCGCCGTGACCGATCTTCGCGACGATGAGACGCTGGAGGCGTTTGTCGCTCGGCATGGAGGCGTCAGCAATGTGGCCGAGTACCTTGCCGATTGCTTGCGGAAGGCGGTGCAGTCATGAAGATCACCACGAATCACCCCAGCTACCCGTCGCACGTCGTGCGGCGAGCGGCCCGCTGGGCGGCGAAGCAGATCGGCATAGAGGCGAAGGTGCTGCGGACGCTGACCGTCGAGGTCGGCTACCGCAAGAGCCAGAGCGGTCTCGGCTGGGGTGGCTGGTATCGCCACGGCCAGCGGCTCGTTCAAGTGCTGCTCTGCCGCGACCGTGCGGCCGACGAGTACCCGACCAGCATGGCGCACAACTCGGAGGAGAAGTTGGCTGGTCGCGATGCTCACGACGAGTGGGAGTTGTTCGTGGCGATCCTCGCCCACGAACTGGAGCACGCCCGGTGCTATGCAATCGCTCGCGACTACACCGAGCGGAAGCGGCTCAACTCCGAGCCGCGCGTGCGGGCCGTTGATTGGCGAGCGTTGCTCGCATTCCGCGAGGCCCGCGAGACGCTGCTGGCCGATTGGCTCCGCGAGAAGCCGCAGCGACCAGCGAAGCCGAAGCCGAGCATTGTGGATCGCCGGGCGGCACGGGCTGCTGAACTGCTCGCGGCGTGGGAGCGGCGGCTCAAGATGGCAAAGACGAAGGTCGGCAAGTACCGCCGCAAGGTGAACTACTACGGAGCCGTTGCCGCTCGACGGCAGGGCTGATTGTTCGGAAACCTAACCAACGGAGAGCGATGCGATGACCTACCCCACAATCCGAAACAGCAACTACGCCACGCTGCCTGACTCGCATTCGCAGGCGGTCCTTACCGCCCTGCGGCTGGCCGATCAGGGCTGCGTGGACTGCGACTTGCTCGGTGCTCTAGACGATCTGGAAGCAACGCTCGCTGATCACGCTGGCAGCGACTCGGAGTTCTCGACTGCCGCCTGCCTCTATGCGGAGGACGCGGTGGCAGCGGCGGTCGATGCGATGGATCACTCATTCACGAAGGAGGACTGACGATGAGCAATCACACACCCGGTGACCACGAAGCCATTCGCAGTGGCTTGCTCAGGATTGGACATGCTTTTGCAAAGCACGAAGACGGAGCGGCACATGCCAGAGTTGTTTCGCAAGCAATGACAGAACTTGAGTTGACTCGCGAAATGAAACTGTGCCTGCTGGACTTCGTGATTGAGTGCAACCCACGCAAAGGCGAGTACGCGATGCCGTCAAAAGACTTGATTGAATGGGCATACCGAATCATCCGGCGATGGAATGCAGGTGAGGCGAACCAATGATCCACGACCTACTCCGCACCGCGTGCGTGATCACCGTCATGGCGGTGGCTTGCTCGCTCTTGATCGAGACGCGACTGCACCTCGCAGCCATCGACACGGCACAGCGTCAGGCGGTGATGCCCTTGGCAGGCCTGCCGACTGTGCCGCCGCACGCCCCCCCGGCTCCCCAGCCGGGGCGGCTGCGGGCCGTCGGGCGGGCGATCCTCGATCTGGCTGACGCGGGCCTGGGGGTGATCCGGTGAAAAACACCGGAAAAACAGGGGTAAAAAAATCTTTTCTTTTCCCTATTGACGTTTTCTGCCGATAGGGTATAATACAGGCATGACGCGGCGGACACCGCGACGAGGACAACGAAACGGAGAACGAACGATGAAGGCCTTTAAGCTAATCGACAAGCACGGATCGACGATGAAGTTCACGGTCCACGCGAGCGGCAACGTGTCAATCGAGAGCTTTGACCGCGACGGCCGGTCGATGGGCTGGTCGTTCACGACCGACACGCACGGCGGGCGGTGCGAGTACCGCAAGTGCATCAAGAAGTTTGGGATGAAGCCTGCTTGACTGACCACACGCAACACCACCAACATTAAAGGAACCACGACGATGAACGAGTTCAACCGACTGACGAAGATGCTGGGCGAAGCTCAGGAATCCCTTGAGATGCTTGCTGGCGGCGAGGCCGGGATGCTCGACGAGGGGACGACCCGCGAAGACATCGCGGAACTGATCGTGGCGGTGCAGGACATGACCTCGTTCCTTGAAGACGAGTTCGGCTCGCGGCTGACTTCCCGCATGGTGGACGACCGCGAGATCGAGGACATGGCTGGCAACTGGCTCGACACGGCCAGCAAGGTGGACGCCCGACGCGGCGAGGTGGCTTGACGACATGCGGCACGGCCACGTAGGCCGTGCCGCTGGACTGATTGTTTAGGTTCGGAAACTTCAAACGGGAGACGATGACCATGAACGAGATGATTACTTGCAACGTGGCCGACCGGATTCGTGCGGCGTTCCCTTTCAGCGTGGACAAGTTCCCGCTGCGTGGACCGGAGAACATGGCGACACCGTTCTACGGGCTGTTCCGCAGCGACACTGGAACTGCGGTGGGATACGGATCGGTCAGTGACCGGTACGTTCCTCACACGACGGATGACATCAACGCTCTGATCGAAGCCGCTGGCACGGCGTTCGGTGGGGTGGCCGATGTGCGGTGTCACTTCGACAACGGTCACTACGTCACCGTGCAGCCGACGATGGAGCAGCGGCTTGCCGTGTTCGGAACGAGGGACAACGTGTTCCCTCGCATCGTGATCGACGCGGGATACGGTGGTCAGGCGTTCCGTGGTTCGCTCGGTCTGTTCCGCGATGCCTGCCGCAACATGATGATCATGCGGATGGCAGAGGGGACGAGCGTGTCGATCCGTCACACGTCGGGGCTCCGTCTCCAGATGGACGAACTGATCGCCACGTTCGCCTCGCTGGAAGCCGGATGGGAGAACCTGACAGCGGTGGTGCAGCAGATGCAGCAACGCGAGGTTCGGATGGTGGAGTTCCTCAAGGCGATCTACGGGGAACCGAAGTCCGATGAGGGACGCTCCGTGACGATGCACAAGAATCGCACTGAGGCCATCTTCCGGCGACTCTCCAGTGAGCGGATGGTCACGGGCCGAGGCCCGATGAACGCCGACTTCGTGGTCAGCGGATGGGAGGCTTACAACGCGGTGCAGGGTTACTCGCAGTGGGACAGCATCCGTCGCGGTCGCCCGACCGAGATGGAGCGGATTGTCCGATCCCTCCACGACGGTCGTGTGGCACAGGCCGAACGTCTGGCACTGACGATGGCTGTCTGAGTTACGCCGCAAGGCGTGGCTCACCGGGGCGGGCGGGTTTCCAACCGTTTACCGCCCGCCCCGGTTTTTCTTTTCAACGAACGGAACCATTCACAAAGGACACGCGAAACATGAACGCAGGGACAAAGGTCTATCGGGCTTGCATTGTTGGAGAGTCCGGAACATTTCTCATTGACGAGGGGACGATTATCGGGACGCTTCCTGACGGCATCGAGTACGTCAGGTTTGCTGGGCTGCTTGTTCCTCGCGACGGTCAATGGCACACAACTCGCGGCGCGGCACTGGCCGACGTTGTGATCTTCTTCGTTCGCAAGATCGGCGAGTATCAAGCGAAGCTCGACACGCTCCGCGACGAGATTCTGCACTGCGACCTCACGACCGAGGAGGTTGCACGATGACCTATACATCAAGCCTGCACGACACCAGTGACTCGCTCGGCCTTGGCTGTGTCGAGGTTGAGTACGAGATGGAGTATTCCATCGACCCCGGCGATCCCGGCTGCTGGCGAACTGCGAACGGCGACGGCTGGCCTTCGTCGCCAGCGTGCATCGAGATGACGAGCCTAACCATCACGGGCGTCTATCCGCCGAAAGGCTCGGCACTTCCGCTGCCGCTCACGCCCGCGTGGATGGAGCGGATCAAAGAATGGGCTGACCGCCAGTTGGAACTCGATTGGCAGAGGATCGAGCAACGCATCTTCCAGTTCTTGGAACAAGGAGCCGACGCATGAACGTGTTGATCGTCTGCCCGATTGCGGTCGGGCCAGCATGGATTCGACAGATCGGGTTGCTTGAAACTGGCAGCGTGACGCCGTGGCAGTCGCAACTCGACGCCGCTCGATGGGCTGCGAAGAAAGACGCCGCGATGCTGGCGAAAGATATGGGAACGGGCAAGAGCATCACCGCTCTGCTCGCACTCGACGCTGGCCCGCTGCACCCGGTGCTGCTCGTCGCGGGCGACAGCAAGGCGCGTGCGAAGCGGCTGCGGCAGGAGGCGATGATGCGAGGCCGACGCGGGCTGTGCTGCATCATCAACTACGATTCCGTCTGGCGTGGCGAAGTGAGCAAGGCCGTCACCGAAATCAAGTGGGACGCGATCATCTTGGACGAGTCGCACCGCATCAAAAGCCCGACCGGGATGGCATCGAGGTGGCTGGCACGCTTCGCGAGGCAGCAGCCTCAAGCGAAACGACTGCTCCTCACTGGCACACCGATCCCTCACAGCCCGCTTGATTTCTTCGGGCAGTTTCGCTTCCTCGACCCGGCGGTGCTTGGCGAGTCGTTCGTGAAGTTCCGCCGCCGCTACGCCGACTGCGACATCCGCTTCCCCGGCAAAGTGAAGAAGTGGTTGAACCAAGATGAACTCGCAGCCAAGACAGACCCGCACATCTGGCGGGTCAAGGTGGATGATGTGCTCGACCTCCCCGACGCGATTCACGAAGTGCTGCCCGTGCCGATGACTGGAGCGACGGCGAAATACTACCGCGACCTTGAGCGGGATATGACTGCCGAAATCGAGGCTGGCACGGTCACGGTCAGCAACGCGCTCGGGAAGCTCCTCCGACTCCAACAAGCGACGGGCGGCTATGCCCGCACCGACGAGGCGGGAACGGTGCTGATCGACGGCACACCGTCAAAGATCGCAACGCTTGAGGATCGGCTATCCGACCTGTTGGAGACCGAGCCTGTTGCCGTGTTCTGCCGGTTTCGCAACGACCTCAACGAAGTTGGTGCGATGGCACGGCGGATGGGCCGGACTTATGCCGAACTGAGCGGCAACGAGAACACGCTGGCACAGTGGCAAGCGGGCGACGCCACCATTATCGGCGTGCAGATTCAAAGCGGCGGGGCGGGCATCGACCTGTCGAGAGCCGCCTACTGCTTCTACTACTCGTTGGGGTTCAGCCTCGGCGAGTACGAACAAAGTTTGGCCCGGTTGCGGAGGCCGGGACAGACGCGATGTGTTCGGTACTACCACCTTGTGTCGCAGGGTACGGTAGACGAACAGGTCTATTCAGCACTTCGGGAGCGTCGCAATGTTGTCGACGTGGTGCTGGAGCAACTTTCTCCGAGAACGGGAGCGGTAGCATGAGCATTGACGTGCAGGAAGTCTCGGCGTCGGAGGGGCTGTCTGATTTGCTAGCCCGTCTGGTGGCGAAGCAGGAGATTCGTGACAGCCTGTCAGCACAGATCAAGGCTGTCGAGAAAGAGATGGAGTCGCTTGAGTCGCTGGCTGCGGAGCAACTAGGGGCCAGCGGCCTCGACGGTTGCCGCGTGGCTGGCAAAACGTGGTGGGTAGACGAGGCCTTGTACGTCTCGGTGCCTGCCGCCAACCGCGAGCAGATCATCGCGGCGGCGACGGCCGAGGGTTTGAAGGACGCTATCACGGTGAACACGTCCACGCTCAAAGCGTGGCTGAGTGAGCGTGCAAAGAACAGCGGCGGAAGCCTTGAGGCAGCCGCCGAAGGGACGAAGTTCGATGGTTTGATTTCCCAGTTCGTGAAGATTCGGCTGCGTAGTCGAACGACCGGTTGATTGTTTAGGATTCCCAACTTCAAGAAGGAGTAGTCGAATGAGCAAGACGAAAGAACTCGCAGTGCTGGAACCACAGGCAGGCTTCCTCGCGCTGCACGGCGATAGCGATTTCAAGGAGGCGATGGCAGCCAATCTCGCAACGGGCGAGACCATCGCGGTCAGCGACCTTATCCGCATCAAGACGCCAGCGGGCGGCGGGAAAACGTGGCAGTACGTCAACAGCGACGGAGCGGAAGTGGAGTCGAAGGCCATCACCGGCCTGCTCGTCTACTACGCTCCGCTCGGTCAGTTGTGGGGCAGCGAGGAGCCGACGAAGGGGCAGCGTCCGGTGCTGACTTCGTATGACCTCAAGACGGCGATCCGAACCAACGACTCGCTCGGCGACATCGACGCCGAGCAGTTGGCCGCGTTCCGGATCGGTGATCGCCTCTACAACTGGGAGGCGATGGGCAAGGAAGGCTCGCCTTTTGGCTGGGGCAGCGGCAAGGGTGGCGTCGGGCGGCGGATCAAAGAGAGCCGCACGCTGGCGATCCTCCAGCCGGGTGAAGCGTGGCCGGTGCTGCTCTCGGTCGGTGCTGGCTCCATCGCGACGGTCAGTCCGTTTGTGAAGCGGCTTAAGGTTGCTCACTTCCGGGTGATCGTGTCGCTCACCTTGCAGAAGGTGGCGAGCAAGAGCGGCATCGACTACTCGCAGATCGTCCCCGAAAACATCGGCACGATTAGCCGCGAGGAAGGGCTGGTGATCAAGGCTCTCTACACCGATCCGCTCACGCGGATCGCGACGCAGTTCGACGCGCCGCAGGATGCGGCATAGTCAGGGAGGACTCGTCATTTCGCCCCGCGCCGCGTGGAGACGCGGCGCGGGGCATCTCATACACATCACAGGGAGGACAAGGGCGATGAACAACGGAGCGATGGCGGCGTCATACCTACGCCACGGCTGGCAACTTGTGCCGCTGTTCGGCGTACCGGCACCGGGAGTCTGCACGTGCTGGAAAGGCCACGACTGCGGCACGCCGGGGAAGCACCCAAGCGGCGGAACGGCGTGGCACCTGTCGGCGACGAACGACGAGGACGAGGTTCTTAGTTGGTTTGACCTAGAGCAGCCGGTCAACGTCGGCATCTTGCTTGGCCCGAAGTCTGGCGTGATCGACGTGGAGTTGGACGGCGACGATGCGAAAGCGGCGTGGGCCGAACTCGACCTCGGCGAAATCTGGACGCCGACCTACAAGGCCGGTCGCGGGCCTCACCGGCTGTTTCGGTGGCAGGAGGACTTGCCTGCCGTCGCGGTGCGGAAGGTGCTCGGCATCGAGGTGCGAATCGGCAACGGCGGCAAGGCTGCTCAGTCGGTCATTCCGCCAAGCACCCACCACACCGGAGTCCGCTACGAGTGGGTCGAAGGCTTGTCGCCGGATGACGTGGAACTCCAGCCGTTGCCCGAGCGGCTGCTCAATCTGCTGTTCAACGATGATGGCAGCGGGCAGGCTCGCTCCATCTCGCGGTCGCCAGCCCGCGAGATGCTGCATCGCCCGGTGCAGACCGGCGGGAGGAACAGCGAGCTGCACCGCTTCGCGGTCAGCGAGGCTTTCCGCGCTGGGCCGAACCTTGACCACGAACGCGAGCAGCAAGACTTGCTCCTCAAGATTCGGGCGGTCAACTCCATCCAGTGCAAGCCTCCGCTGGATGACAGCGAGTGCGTGGCGATTTACCGCTCGGCTATCGGGTTCGTTCGCAAGAACCGGGCGGCTGGCGTCTCGGCCGAAGCGGCGATCATCGCGTCGGAAGCGGCAACGCCACAAGCCGTTTCGGTTCGGCAGCCGGGGCTGGCACCGACAGGCTGGCAGCGGGTGTTCACGGAGGTTGGGCTGTCGTTCTCACCGATCTTGCCCGACTCGGACAGCGACCCCGAGTGGGGGCCGGGAGAGTGGGAGTTGACGATCATCCACAGCGACCCGATTGAGTACCGGCTGCACGTTCCGCACTGGCGGAACCACACGGCAGATCACACGGGCAACGTTACTCTGACGATTGACCAATACCGATCCGCCCCGAAGGTGGCGGCGGCGGTGCTAGCGGCGACGGGGCGCATCATGTTGGATGATGACCCGAAGCGGTGGAGGCAGATATGGGATGGCGGCTACAAGGTTAGGGACAACGTCTCGGCAGGCGACCGGGCCACCAAGCGGACGGCACGCGGGATCAAGGCGAAGCTCCTTGACAACGCGGGGGAAGAATGGCCGGGAGCATCTAGTCTGCGATACGTGCTCCTGGCCTCCTGGCTTTATGACCGGCTGTCGCAGGCATCGCAGCCGAGTGATGATGACATTCCTGACCCGACCGGACGGGCGGCTTGGCGGCAGGACGGCACGCTGTGGTTCGCGTGGGGGAAACTGTGGGAGGACATCGAGCGGCAGCACCGCGTCGAGACCGGGGAGCGGCTTGCCCTCAGGAGGCGTCTGCTGGCCCGTATGGGCGGCACTGAGGACTTCCGCCATGCCGAGTTCCGCCACCTCGGAGGAGCCCGCAAATCGTACGTGGTGTGGTCTAGGAGGGAGTTTGCCGTGCTAGAGGAAATGGCGGCGACGCTCACGACCTCAAGCAGCCCGCCTGCACAGCAGGAGCAGCCGACCGAATGAACGCCCTATGTATATGGGAAAAAAGTTGTGGGCAAAACCACTTTGTAGCGACTCGTTTTCCCGGCAAAGTGCGTTTGACACTACGAAACAAGGCGAAAACGTGCCGGGAAAACTGCCGGGAAAACTTGTTTTGACGAGGAAACTTTCGGGCGGTCACTCGACAGCCCGCTGCGCAGGACTCAAGGAGGCAATCTGGTGAAGATAGCGAGACTCATCGGAGCGGCTGGCAGCGGCAAAACGACCGAACTCCTACGCATCATGGAGTCTGCCCTCCCAAAACTTGGGAACGACCCGCTGCGGCTCGGCTTCGCGTCGTTCACGCGGGCAGCACGGGCCGAGGCGGTTGGCCGTGCAGCGGCAGCGTGGGGCGTCGCTCCCGGCTTGCTCGACGGCGAGGGGTGGTTCCGCACCGTCCACTCGACCGCGAAGCGGTGCCTCGACGTTCAGCCGGGGCAACTGCTTGGCGGCTCAGCGGCGGATACCGAATGGATCAGCAACGCGCTCGGCGTGCGAGTCTCGACAACCATCGACGATGAGACGGGGCGGCAGAAGTTTGTCGGCGGCGTCGAAGGAGCAGCCCTGACGTGCTGGGACTTGGCCCGCAGCACGCTCCAGCCGCTTGATGAAGTGGTGCGAAAAGCTCGGCGGCTGGATGACAACGTGCCTGACTTCGCGGCAGTTGTTCGGATATCCGAACGCTACGAGTTGGCGAAGCGGCTGGAGGACCGGCTGGACTTCTCCGACTTGCTGCTGCGGTTCTCCGGTATCCGCGTCAGCGCGTCAGACGGCGTGGATCGCGTCGAGCCGGAAGGCGAGTTGCCGCCTGTGGAGGCGTGGCTCTTTGACGAACAGCAAGATGCCAGCCCGCTGCTTGACGCGGCGTGCAAGCGGCTCGTTTCAGCAGAGTCGGTGAAGTGGTGCTACGTCGTGGGCGATCCGTTCCAGAGCATCTTCGGCTTTGCAGGGAGCAGTTCCGAGTGCTTCCTTGGTTGGCCCGCCGAGAAGGAACGGATGATGCCGAAGTCCTACCGCTGCCCTGCTCCGATCCTTGAGTTGGGCGAGCGATGCTTGCGGCGAATGTATCGCGGATACTTCGACCGCAAGGTGGCTCCTGCCGATCACGACGGTCGCATTCATGAAGTTGACGTTGAATATCCGGTGAACGTGGCAAAACCGGATGAGGACTGGCTGTTTATCGCTCGCACGAACTATGAGGCATCGCGGCTGTATGCCTCGCTGAACTCCTCTGGAAAGCCTGCCCGCTGGGTGAAGCAGCCCGAAGGCGTATCGGTGCGGGGCCAAGGCCTCGCCGCTCTCTACGCTCTTGAGAAGGGCAAGCAGATCAGCGGTGCGGAGTGGGGGCGGGCGTTAGAACTGCTGCCGTCGGTCAACAAAGCGAAAGAACCGATGCTCGCTCGCGGATCGAAGGCTGGCTGGTCAAAACACGTGGACGATTGGGACGTGATCTTCCCCAACGAGTTGGAGCAAGTTGGGGCCACGCCGCCGCTCGTTGAGAAGATTCGTAGCGGCGGCTGGTGCGGCCTCGTGGATCGAGGCGAGGAGTGGCGGCGACACGCCGAGAAGTGGGGCAGCGAACTTGCATCGAACTCTAAGATACGGGTCGGCACGATCCACTCGGTTAAAGGGATGGAGGCCGACAACGTGGCGATGCTCACAACGATCAGCAGGCGGGTCGAGCAAGGACGCGAGGATGACCGCGAGCAGCATGACGAGGAATGCCGGATTGCCTACGTCGGCGTGACGCGGGCGCGGCGGAATCTGTACGTGATCAACGAGCATCGGTACGGCAAGCCCGTGCCTTGCATGGAGGTGCTGTGATTGACCTTCAACCGCACGCCGCTCCCTGCCACCGCTGCCACGCGACAGCGTGGGAGTGCATCGGTGACTTCACCCCTCACAAGGGCAAGCCCGAGGACGTGCTGGAGTGCGCGTTCTGCGGGCTGCGGACTCGTGTTCCTGCGGTGGCTCGGCCACAGGCAGCGAAGCCGAACGCGAATCGTGCCGAGTTCCGCTTCCAGTTCGGCCGCTTCAAGGGGCTGACGTTTGCTGAGGCCGACACCGAGAAGAACGGGCGACGGTATCTGGAGCATCTGCGGGACACGAACGAGAAGCTCCGCGACCGGATCGAGGAATACCTCGCGGAAAATGCACTTGACAGTTCAGCTTCCGATGGGGAGATTGTTTCCCTATCCGAAGTATCTGGAGCGTCAGCGTGCCACGAGAGGCGTCCATCGTCGCAGCGATTGTTCGGTTAGCCAAAGCCCGAGGCTGGTGGGCGATGAAGATTCATGGAGGTCCGTATCAGTTGGCTGGCGTACCAGACCTGCTCTGCCTTAAAGGCGGCCGGGCAGTGTTCCTTGAGGTGAAGCAGCCGGGCAAGAAAGCCACACCGCTGCAAGCCAGACGCATGAACGAGATTGAGACACAAGGCGGGGCCATGTGCCACGTTGTCACCAGCACGGAGGAAGCGGATGCGTGTTTACGAACTGATGCGGCGAGTCGTGGTGGGGTCGCTCACGATCCGCTTGTGGATCGAGGCTGACGTTATGTGCTGCGACCACACCGAGGAGAACGCGGACGAACTCGCACTCTGTGCGGCGACGCTGGCCGACGAGGACGATCAGCCAATGATGCTGGCCGAGAAGTTAGCGAACACGCTGAACGGCTTGAGTGCCGTTGAGGTGTTGGACGCGCACGGCAACGGAGGGCTGGTTTATCCAGATTGGCCGTGACCATTGAACAACTTGTCTGCGTGACGATTGGATTCACCGTCCAGGCCGTGACGTTCGCGGTCGGGATTCTGGTCGGGTGTTCCCTCCGAAGAAAGGATTTTTCTTCACATGGCAACGGCAACCGCTGGAACGACGTTGAGCGTCGCGGCTCTCCGCTCCGCTCTGAATGACCTCTCTGACGCGGTTCCGGCAAGGACGCCGAACCCCGTCTTGACCAACGTGCTCTTGTGCGACGGAACCGTCACAGGCACGAACCTTGAAGTGCGAGTCTCCGAGCAGATTGGCTACGAAGGCGAGCCGCTGCTCCTCCCCTACTCGCGTCTAAAGGCCATCGTCAACGAGTGCGGCACGGCTGACCTGACGCTGACGGTCAAGGGTTCATCTTGCGTTGTCAAGGCTGGCCGCAGCGAATGGCGGCTCCCGGTCGGCGATGCCTCTGAGTTCCCGACGTGGCCTCGCGAGAGCGAGTCGAGGCCGCTGGTCCGTATCCCGTGTGACCAGTTCGCCCGTGCCGCGTGGAGCGTGTGCGGTGCAGCCGACACGACAGGCGGGCGGTACGCCTTCGGTGCGGTGCTGATCGAGGTGGCTGGCGACGAGGCTTGGACGGTCGCGAGCGACGGGCGGCGAATGTACGCCTGCAAGATGGAGCACGATCAGGCGATGGACGAGGCCCGCGTGCTGGTTCCGGTGGGGGCGATTGAGATGATCGCCAAGGTCGCGGGGAAGTTCCCCGAGGCGGCGGTGCAGTTCTACGCCTCGGGCAGCGACATCGTTGCCGACATCGGCGTGGCGGTGATCAGCGTGAGGCTCTCGGCTGGCGAGTTCCCCAAGTGGCGGAAACTGATCCCGAAGGAATCGGGAGCAGCCACCTCGATCACGCGGACGAATCTGGAGTCCGCGACGCGGGCAGCGGCCATCGTCGCCAGCGAGTCGAGCCGTGGCGTGCGATACACCTTCGGCGGCGACACGCTGCTAGTCGAGGGCAAAAGCAGCGAGGCGGGCGAATCCACTATCCGCTGTGCTGTCATGAGCAGCGGCAGCGAATGCCGCGTGATGTTGAATCCCGGCTACGTTGTCGATTGGCTCAAGGAACTGCCGCTCGAAGCCGAGCCGACCGTGGACGTTGACGCGAAGGACGGAGAGTCTGCCGTGGTGCTCCGCTGTGGAGACCACCTCGCTGTCGTGATGCCGCTTTCGGAGGACGCATGACCCGAACATCGGACGTGGACAAGGTGAGGCTTCGCGAGTTGTGGGACGAGGGCGAGTCGGTGGCCGACATCGCTGAGGAACTTGGCCTCACTACGTCAGCGGTCTACAAGATTTCAATCGCGGAGGGCTTCCCTGATCGCGAGTACGGCGGAAGGCCGAAGTCCGATCCAACCGTGGAGGAGATATACGCCGCCGCCGCCGCGATCCGCGCGACGTGGCCTGACGAGCGATACGAGCAATCGAGGTGGATGCCTCCGCCCGTTTGACTTCCCTGCGATGGTGTGAGAGTCGCCGCCCAACGGATTGGGCGGCAAGGTTTCGTGAACCCTAGGAGATGAGCGTATGCGTTGGATTCTTGCGATGGTGCTGGTGCTGGCGTCGAGTGCGGCGATGGCCGACACCACGGTGTGTGTCAACGGTCGGTGTGGCATTCGTCAGCCGAAGGTGGTTGTCGTGTCTGCCCAAGAGCACGCCGAGCAGTTGGCATCTACCAACACGTTCTCCCACTGCGGTCGGCGTGGCGGCGGATACGAAGGCTTGGGGTTCTCGACCGCATCGCCTGACGCGGCGGTGCGGCGTTCGTGCTTCTACGGTCAACGTCGCGTCCGCGAGGTCGGGACTGCATGGTGTCCTGCCCGTCGCGGCTGGGTCGCTGTCGTGAGGTACGAGTGATGCCAACGTGGTCTGACGTATTCGCCGTGCCTGGATTCTCGTCGGAGGCCATTCGCCTCACGCTCAACGCGAGCGTGAAGGCGATGGCTCCGGCGAGGATTCTGGAGGTTGGCTCATACATGGGTTCGACCGCTGTCGCGATGTGCTACGAGAACATCGTGCAGACGATCCACATGGTGGACAACCACAGCGGGTTCGGTCGGACTGATGCAGCACTCGCCGGGACGGCTCACCGATTCGGCCTCCCGGCGGTGCTGCATGATCTGAACTGGTTCCAGCCGCTGCCAGACAACGTGTTCGGCGGCATGACGTTTAACGTGTACTTCTACGATGGCTCTCACAACGAGGCCGATCACGCCCGCGAGCTGTCGATTGCCCTGCCGCATCTTGACGATGCGTTCCTCTACATGGTGGATGATTTCACGGTTCACCCGCACATTCGTCGAGGTTGCGAGGCAGGCTTGCTTGCCCTCGCCGACAAGGTGGAAGTCGTGAGCCGCATGGTCTACGAGAGCAGCACAGAGAACGACTTGGACGGATTTTGGAATGGCTTGCTCGTGGCATGGTGCAGGAAGAAATAATGCCCGCAGAAATCACGCGACACGACGAGTTCGGGCAGGCCATCCGCAGCGTGATCCTCGCTGCCGGTTACGAGTCAGTGCTGGAGATTGGATCGTTTGATGGCCTCGGCTCGACGCAAGTGTTCATCGAGGCGTTGGGCCACGCTCACTCGCCAAGGATGATCTGCCTTGAGACCGACGAGGACAGGTTCCGCTCTCTCGTTGCGAACGTTGCTCACCGCTCGTGGGTCGTGCCGCTGCGGCAGCCGTCCATCTCGCTGGGCTCATTCACTCCCGAGGAGTTTGACCGGGACGTGTGGGAGTCGCCGCACAACCACCTCCGCTACCCTCGCGAGGCGGTTCGTGGGTGGTGGGACGCGACGCTGGCTTGCTACCACGAGAGCATTCCGGGTTTCCTTGACGTCTCCACCGAGCAGTTCGACGTGGTGCTGGTGGATGGCGACGAGTTCACAGGCTACGACGATTACCGGCTGGCGAAAGATCGCTGCCGCTGCATGATGCTCGATGACGTGCATCATGCCTACAAGTGCGCCCGCGCTCACGCCGAACTCAAGGAGTCGCCCGAGTGGCGGCTGGTGTGGGAGAGCGAGCAAGTGCGAAATGGTGCAGCGATTTGGGTTCGCAAATGAACATCACGATCAGCGGCTACAACCGACCGGCTTACCTTGACCAGACCTGTCAAGCGGTGTCGCGGTGCATCGGCGTGGCGGGCTGCCGCGTGGTCGTGCTCCTTGACCCGTGCGAGGCAACCGAGGAGAGCCAAGGCATCGCGGCCAAGTACGGGTATGAGTCGCTTGTCCTCTCGCAGCACGCTGGCTGCAACGATGCCATCTACACGAGCCTGCGATATGGTTTTGATGTGATGGGGTCGGACTTCCACGTTCACCTTGAGGACGATTGCGTTCCAACCCGCGATGCCCTGCTCTGGTTCTCGTGGGCGAGGGACACCTATCGGCATCGGCCCGACGTGTTCACCGTCAGCGGCTACCGGCAGTACAGCATCGGCAGGCTCAACGAGTGTGCGATGCGGAGATGGTTCACCCCGTGGGGCTGGGGAACGTGGCCCGACCGCTGGGAGCAGATGGCGACCCGTTGGGCAAGCACCGACAGGCCGAGTTGGGACATCATCGTGAATCATGTGATCCGAGGCGCACGGTGGGAGGCATCCCCTGCCGTCAGCCGTATCCAGAACATCGGAGCCGAGGGCGGCACACACGTCCCGAGCGCGGCGTGGCACGCGGTGAATCATCACGTCCCTGTGACTGCGGACGATGTTGGAGGCGAACCGGTGCGGGACTTTGTGGAAGTGGAGCCAAGCCTGTGAGCGACATTGTGGAGAGGTTGCGATTGTCCGCGCAGGGCGATTGTCCGGTGCCGGAAAATGCGGCCAACGGGGACAACGTACTCACTGCTGCCGAGCGTCTTGTTCTGCAACAGGTGTGCGACGAATACGCCAACGAGGATAACGTGAAGTCTAACGAGATCGCGTATGTCATCGACAGGCTGCTATTCCGAGCGGGAAAAAATGGCGAGACGGCGGGCGAAGATGCGGCAAAATGCACCGTAAAGAGCGAGAAACTTCCCGAACGGGAATGTCTTACCGACGAGGAGCGGGAGGCAATCCAGCGGGCAATTGACTCGCAGCAGGACCGCGCTGCCGAAATGCACAGTAGATCATGGACCGCAGCCGCCATCGACCAGGACTGCGACACGTTGCGTGGG